GTTTGGAGATTTTGCCCACTTTTATAGACAGTCCCCATCCCGTTCGCTGTGGTGCGCTGTGGTGGTGCGCTGTGGTGCGCTGTGGTGCGCTGTGGTGGTGCGCTGTGGTGCGCTGTGGTGCGCTGTGGTGGTGCGCTGTGGTGCGCTGTGGTGGTGCGCTGTGGTGCGCTGTGGTGGTGCGCATCTGCTGCTGGTGTTGGCTCCAATGTACTCAAAGTTGCATAGTGTTGTGTGTGTAAGGTTAAGTTATTCTTTGTTGTCATTGTGATAGTTGTTCATGTTTGTTTCCTATTACTTATCTCCTTAGCTGTTTTCTTCTTGTGGCATCTACTGCATAAGCATTGAAGGTTATCAATGTCTGTGTAGCTGCCACCTTCTGAGACTGGTTGAATGTGGTCAATCTCGGGCGGCTTCTTGGTTATGTGAATTGCTACCTTGCAGGATTGGCAAATGTTTAAGTCACGTCTTATTACTACCTCTCTAATTCTTTTCCATGCGGCACTTTGTAAGAATCGAGCATGATCAGATTGTGTTACGTTTCGGAATGATTCTTTAGGTTTACTTTTATTCCAGAATGGTCTAAGTGTTTTCACTAATTACGATTAACCCTCCCATTCAATTAATCGAGTTTCGATAAATTCTCTACCATTTTCTAAATGAACATCTACTAATTCCTTTGCCATATACTCACTTCTATAAGATGCAGATAATCCGTCACTATACAGATTAACATATGCTTGGAACTTTTTTGGCTTCGGGATTAGGAAAAGGTCGTAAGAATGTTCTTTGTTGAAAATACTATATTTACCTTTATTGTCAAATGTATACATTCTAACATCTACCCACGCTCCAATAGGGTAAGGTTCTGCTTTAGAATTATAAGTTATTTGTTCAGGCTTATCCCCATTTCTACAAACCGCTTCAAATTCTCCTGATTGGTACTTTTCCCAATCGAATGGGATTCTTTTGTTTTCTGTTTCCATGTTTTTATTGTTTGGTTTTTAATTACTTAATCTTTTCAATTGCCTTCAAAATTGCCTTCTCAGCTATCTCTCGTGCATTGTCACGTCCTAATTTGTCAACGTGGCCAGACTTTGGATAAATAGCGAATTGAATTATTCTTTCTTCAGGGGGTTTTGATTGCCCCCCTCTTTTGCGTATTGTCATGTTTTATATGTAGTTTATTTTTTTTTCTCTCCCTTTTTTTGATTTCATCCTCAATGTTTTTTATTGCTGCCTTTGTGTATTCAGTAAGTAATTCAGGCTTACTTAAACCCTCTTCTAACCACAATTTTATATGATTTAAAAAACCTTCCTTACTTCCTCTAAGTTTAGCCATTCAGTTTTCTTTTTGCTTCAAACAAGTCAAACATTTGTTCGCCAGTTAGTGATAATGTAATTCTACCGCCATCTGTATGAGTGCCTGTGATTTCATCTTCTTCCATTGCATCATAAACTTTAGAAAGTATCATTGCAATAGTTTCTAATTCATCGGCAGTTAGTTTTTGGCTACGTTTTTTTGGTAAAGCCTCTAAAGTGCTGTTACCAATATTTCTTTCATTTATTCTATTTTTCATATTGTTTCGTTGTTTGGTCTTTCAAAAGTAATAAAAGTTTTTATTTATTTCGTTTATTTTATTCGAATATTTGCAACGTGCAATAAATCAGGCTTTTAAAATTCATTCAATTCTTTTAATCTTTTATTTTCTGCTGCTAATTCGATAAGTAAGTTCTCAACTTCATCAAGCCTGACTTGCAGCCTTAGATTCTTTTGCTCGTAAATTACCTGAATACCCATTGATTGAGTTGCTAAGTTGTAAGCTTCGTATAGTTTAGCCAATTTTGCCCGCTTTTCTTGCCTTAGTGAGTCTTTTGCTATTAAGTTGATACTTTGTTCAGCTTCGATAATAAAAGTGCTTAAAATGGCGTTTAATTGAAAAATCGGTGAATCTTGCTTTTTATTCAAGTACGGTCTTAAAGTTGAGATGAACTCGAACCACTTTTGATTTGCCGCTATTTCTTCTAATTCTTTCATTTAAAATGGTGCTGTAATTGGTTGTATATCGTTATTTGATTGCTCTTTTACTTCCGTTATCCCGTTAAATGGTGTTGGCAAGTAAAGCCTTTCACCTCTGTTTTCATAATAGCAGTTTTTGAAATAATCAAATTCAAGTTTTGCAGTTCCTTTCCCTCCGTGACCTTTTGGCTTAAATTTATGCACTACAACCATGGCTTGATTTGTTTGTTTGAATCCTTCGCCAGTCTTTTCTAATGGCCTATCAACACAAATAAGATTCATTGCCTTGGAATAAACAGCACTACCTCCTTTAATTTCGAATGGACTTGGTGGCGGTGGTGGTTCTCCGTTCTTTGGTAAATCGGGATTTCGAGCGTGCCAAATCATAAAGGCATGAATCCTTTCCTTTCTTGCTAATCTGTTTATTTTCGGAATTGATTCCTCAATATACAAATCCTCTCGGTTGAATTGGCCGTGGCTTAAATCGTTCCAATTGTCAAATCCTGATGTGAATATATCATGATCTTTTATCCCTTCCTTGGTTAATTCTATGAACTCATCAACACTCGGACTCTTTTCATCAACATCAATAACATAGAAGTAATCTTTAACGAATGGAATTACCTTATACAAATCTTGTTCAGTTATCCGGTAGTTAAGTGAATCATTGTGAAATCTTTTACCGGTCAATGTCTGAATTATTTCTGCATAGATTTCTTCAACGCTTCCTGTTTCGGGTGTCATTAGCATTGATTTCTTGCCCTGGCAAGCTAATGAGGTTAACATTTGAAAGTATAACTGAGATTTTCCTGATGTTGGCCTTCCGTATATTACCGTTGAAGTTCCTGCTTTTACTGAGTATATCGAATCTAAGTTTGGAAAACCTATTTTTAAACCTGCTTCCATTCCATTTTTTTGAAGGTTGAAAATCTTATCTTCAACTTTGCTAAGTGGTACAATGTGAGCCATGGTTTAATAAAAGTTTATCTTAGGTTGGAATACTTCGCCAATTTTTAATTCAGATGTTTGGTTTTCAAATTTTAGCCTTCCTTGTAGTTCATCACGTTTAGCCCAATTGTTTACAGCCGCTCCCCAATTAACGTACTTATGACCCTCTAATGAATAGCTAATAGCAGAATCGTAATAGTAAGCTAATTTAGTTTTGTTCCATTCAGGAAAGTAATCTTTGAATTTGTTTTTGTCTATTAATTCAGAATCCTGAAAAGATTTTTTAATTAATGATACTTTCTTTTCCTTTCCTTTCCTTTCCTTTATAGCATTGCCTTTGCTTTGCGATTGCATTGCGTTTGCATCGTCTTTACTTTTGCTCCACCTTTTATTTGCTGATTCTCTTGCGGTTGCACTTCTTTCGTTTCTTTCGTCTAATCTTTTTTGAACCGATAAACTACCAAAACAATTGTCATCAAATTGAAATAAATTGAAATCATTTAAAACGCTTTTTATTACTTCAATATCCTCACGCAATTCAAATGCAATGCCTTCGTAATCCGTTTGCAATGCGTTTGCATTATTGTATAAATCTTCGACAATAGCCCAAAAAATACCATAGCCTTTTAGTCCATGCTTTCTAATAAGAAGTTTGATTTTTTCGTCTGTTCTCGCATTATAATCATGCGAAAAATAAAAGGTATCTTTACCCATAATTCACGTTGTTTTTTTTGCGCACGTTGAAAAATATCGGGTAAGGTAACGTGCAAACCTTTTACGCCCATGCCTGAGCAACCCGATACAATATTACTAATTCTGAACCTTAGTTTTTTCAGAAGTTTTTAACAATGACTCCAATCTGATTAACTTGCGTTTATAGTGCATATTAAATAAGTCTTTCGCAATTTCACTTTCCATTAAATCTGAATATGTAATTTGAAACAACAGTATATTTACGTCTGCAACTTCTTCTAACATATTGTTAAGATATTTCGGTTCATCAGGATTCAATCTTCTTTTGATAATTGCCTGAGTAAGTTCTGCCATTTCTTCAACTAATTTTAATAGTTGATTTTCTACTCCGAAATGGTCAACGGCTTGTTTAAATATGTTTTCGCTTTTCATGTCTTTGTTCATTGCTTGATAATCTCTTTCATCCATAGTTTTTGTTACTTATAAATTCCTAATAACTCATTTACTTGAACCCTTAATAAAATCCTATCAGAATTATTCAAAGGTAGTTGTTTGTCAGATTTGAACGACTCAATAAACTTGATACACTCGTTACTTTTCTTAATCCATTCTTTAAGTTCGTGGATCTCCCAGGATAAATCTTTCCACTCTAATTTTAAGCCCGTAATATAGTCGAATATATCTTGACCAAACTCTCTAATTAAGCCATCAACGTAATCGAATTTACTTGACTTATACGAATTGTCGTATCTACATTCTGCCCAAATATTCATAAGGTGAAACCGCAAAAATGGATGAGTAGAAGTTGGCATCATATGACCTGCATCAAATTTATCTTTATACTTATTGCAAGCTATACACCTGCAACCTTCATCAATTAGCCTCACCATGTAGTTAATTTTAGTTTGTAGTGCCTTTTCATAATCGCCCTTAGTCATTAATCCACTTTTCAACTTATCACGCTCTAATCGCTTAGTTTGGTTTCGTTCCTTAGTGACAATTATTTTACTTAATTCAATTGCACATTGATAAGAACAAACCGCCTCAGTAGTTGAAACTTTTGGAGTGAATGGAGTTTTGCAGAATTTACACTTTTTTAACTTCATAGTAAAAATTGTAAAAATCGTTTAATTTGTACTCAATAATCTGCTTTAATTCATCAAACTTGACTTGATTAAAATCTTTCTCATAAAATACTTCTACATTTACTTCTTTGCCTAAGATTATAATTACATGGTACTCGTTTTCTGTACCTTGTCTTAAATCTCGATTCATTTGGTCTAAATACTCTTGAGTAGGTATTTGAGGTATTGTTATTACTAATATTGGTTTAGGCATTTTTCACCTCCCTAATTATCTTGTATTGCTTAACTACAACCTTTGCACCGTATCGAGTAGTTACCTTTTTGTCACGCTTGGAAATCTCATACTTGCCAGACTGAATCAACTCGCTTACTCTTGTGCCTAATTTGGTGCATCCTAATAAATCGAACGCATCCCAAGTGCTAACATACCTCTTTTTTAATAGCTTAATAATAGCTTGTTTTTGTGTGTTTCTCATGGTTAAAATAATGATGTTTGTAAATCTTGAGCAGCAAATCTTGTTTTAGCTTCCTTTAAATTTAAAATAGCTTGCTTGTAATAAGAATCTTTTAACTCAATTCCGATTGCTTTACGGCCTAATGAAACGGGACTAAAAACCTCACTACCTACCCCCATAAATGGAGTTAGTATAACTTCATCAGGATTAGAATATAATTCAACTAACCTATCAATAACGTCTAATTGTAGCGGGTGAACGTGCTTTTCATCATCTTCTTCTTTTGAATCCCTGAAAGGCAAAACATTATCAATCCTAATATCATCCCAAACACTCGAAGCATAACGCTGCCAAATGTAATGATTCAGTTTAGTTATCTTGTCTGATTCGTTTACCTTATTTAAGTGTTCCCACAATTGAACCTCATTAAGATTAGATTCGTTGGCATTATTCCACGCTCTTAAAATGTTTGGCAAAATTGGTGTTTCACCCGCATAAGTATTTATTCCAAATGGATGAATAACGGGTACTTGGTTTTCGCCCTTTTTAGTGAAAACTAAAACATAATCAGGCATAGCGGTAAAACATTTAGTAGAATCTTCAACTATAAATTTGTGCATTAAAGATTGAACCATTGTTCTCATTCTAACTTTCAAAGGTTCTTTCCAAATTGTTATTCTATTTCTATACTCAAATCCGTGTCTTTCGTGGATTTTAATAATTTCATTTGGGAAATCCCACAATCTACAAGTATTATCAAAAACATCGGTACAATGTACTGCGGTAATTCTACCTGCTTTTGTTAGTCTTGAAATTTCTTTAACCAAATACTCATATTGTACTAAAAATTGTTCTTTACTTTCGCAATTACTAAAGTCATTTTCTGAACTTGAATAATTGTAAAGTCCTGCAAATGGCGGTGAGTAAATTGATAAGTCGATACTTTCATTTGGCAGCTTTGGCAATACTAACATACAATCTGAATTGTAAAGTGAGTATCTTTCATCGTGCAATTGGTCTTTTACTTTGTTTTCCATGTTATAAAAAGTTTGGTTTTATTATTTCTTTGTTAAATTCTTTTACTTTGTTTTCGAATGAACTATTTACGTTTTTAGTTAGGTTTTCATGTAACTCAATAGCCTTTGTTGTTTTTTGTTCTAATGCTTCAATAACTCTTGTTTGGCCGTCTGAAATTACCATATCAATAGTAACATCATTCTTTTGGCCAAATCTCCAAAATCTACGAATAGCTTGGTAATATTGTTCATAACTCCATGTAGGGAAGAAAACTGAATGATTGCAATGTTGCCAATTCAAACCCATACCCGTCATTTTTGCCTTAGTGATTAGTCTTTTTATTTCACCATTGGCAAAAGCTAATAATATTTCTTCTTTCTTTTCAATTGATTGACTGCCTATAATTTCAACGGCTTCTTTATCCATATTTTTAATCAATCCGCTTTCATTGTTGGTATTGCACCAATAAACACTAAGTTTATCTTTTGCTAATTCTACGGCCTTTTCGCATCTTTTAGATTCGGTTTGTTTTTGCTCATGTCTAACCTCTGTCATTGATTTGGCTATTGGTGTAAAAATTTGAACCTGCCCCTCAATTGTTACTAAACTTTGGTTTTTTACCTTGTGTTTATTTACAATTAATTCGGGTAAATTATACCTATCATTTGAGTATCCTAAATCGCTTGGCATTTTTACCATAATTGCCCATTGATTAACCCATGCAAAAAAGTCTTTTTCTCCGTGTGGTTTTAGATAAAACTTTTCGCCAATGTTTCTATTATTAGAATCTACACTATTTTGATTGTTCTTAAAAAACTTAGTTAACATATCCATGTAACCCATATATCCCAATGCTTCCGAACTTGTACCCAATTCTATAAAATCATTTGGTGAAGGGGTGGCGGTGCTTAGGTATCTGTAAGGAATCTTTTTTACAAATGCGTTGACTTGGTTTTTTATTTTACCATCAAAGTTTTTTAAGATTGAACTTTCATCGAGAATAACTCCAACAAAATCCGAACTATCAAAATAATGTAATCGCTCATAATTGCAGATAACTATTTTTTTAGTGTGCTTTCCGTCTTTGCAGTATTCAATATCATCAACCCCTATTTTATCAGCTTCTAAAATAAATTGAAATGCAACCGCTAAAGGTGTAAGTATTAATACCTTTTTATTAGTGTGTTGAATGATATTTTTAGCTATTGAAAGTTGAATTAATGTTTTGCCTAAACCAGTGTCGACAAAGTTTGCAATACGACCCTTTTTAATAGACTTTTCAATGATGTGTTTTTGAAAGTCAAAAGCAATGTCAGGAATAAAATTAGGTTCGAATCCAAATTCGCCTATTGTGTGGCGTTTGGAGTCTAAAAACTCCTCATAAGTTTGTATCATATTTTAAATTGTTTGGTTTTCAATAATAAGTTTAAACTTTGTAATTTGCAATTACTTCATTCATTTTTTCTAAAACTTGTGTTGACATCTCCTCTAAGTGGGTTAATCCGTCTGCATCTTGCAAGTATTGATTAGCTTGTTTATGCCTTGAATAGATTTCGTTTAACTTCGAATTAAGTAGATTTGAATTAGCGAATATATTAAAGATAGCCTTTGACACATCTTCGTTAAATTCATCTCTTATAAGTGGCTTTAATTCGCTGGCAATAGACTTGTATTGAAGGATTGAAAGACTCAATATCTGAATATCACGTATAGCAGCTGATGCAATTAACATCTTTTTTTTCTTGGTTAGTTTCATTTTAAAAGGTGTTTAACTTGGTTGAAACATTCAGTCATCTGTTTATCTTTTGAGTCAAGTAAATCGTTCACTTTGTTTCGACTTGAGATTAGGGTGCTGTGGTCCATGTGACCTATTTCAGTAGCTATAAACTTCAATGAGCCGTACTTATTCATGATGCAAATATACCTTGCAATGTGCTTCCAAATGGTGTATTCTGCTTTCCTGTCTTTGCCTAATAAATTACCTACCGATATACCTGAGATTGAACTTACTGCCATAAACACAAATTGAATCTTTTCTTTGTTTGTTTCAGGGTTTTTGTCAATTACGAATTCGCTCATTTCTTTTGGCAAATCAATATTGTGCTTGACTGCTAAGTGAGTCAAAAATGTGTTTAAATTTTGGTTGTTAAGTACCATATTATTGTTTGGTTAATTTTGTTTTTGCTAAGGGTTACTACGCAAAGTTCCGAACCGTTACTTCAACATTTCCGCATAGAATTGAGGCAGTTCGTTTTTGTTTTCAATCTTAATCTTGTGCGATTTTGCGTATCGAATTAACTCGTATAATTCGCTAAACTTTTGTTTTGTTTTGTCCGGTGCAATTAACTCGCACCTGGAACCAATGATTTTTATTTTGTGCATTTAGAATGGAAGATCATCAACGGGTGCATCATTCGAATTACTTTGCGGCTTAGTTGTTGTTTCAGGTGTCGGAGAACTTGAATTGAACTTAAACTCTTTGCCTTTGCCTACATAAGACTTGGGTTGTTTTGCTTCCCTTTGCTCTTTTGATTGGCTGATATAAGCGGTGTGAGTGTTTCCAAATTTGTCCGTTTCTTTACGTTCATCTACTACTACTGAAACATAATGTTTACCGTTCTTTTCGTTCTTTTTTAAATGAGGTTTCAAATCCTCAGCGCATAAGCTAATTACTATCATTGTTTAATTTATTTAAAAGTTCTTTTTTGAAATTGTTAGTTAGTTCTATTTTGTTAAGTAGGTGTTCTATTCTTGCTTCATCTCTTGGAATTTCTAAGCAAAAATATTGATGCTTTTCTTTCTTTACTCTCGGATCAAATGATACGAAATAAGCCTTTTCAGAATTAGTTAGAAAAGTATTGAATTGCATCTGGTCATAATACTTAGGCAGTTCCTTTTGAAAGTTCTCAGCGGTTAAGGTTAACTTATACTTTAAATGCGTTTTGCTGTCAGGACATTTGATTTCAACACTTGCCTTCATTTTAGGTAAAATAATGTCAGGAGTACCGCCTGCAATATCTTTGTAAGTAAAGAATATAAACCCGCCAATACTTGTATAGATAACATCGTCTGAATTTACATTCAATCCCATTTCTTGACAAAATCTCAATACCGCCTGTGGTTCTTGTTCATTTCCCCATTCCATTGCATTAGAATAGAAATCAGGTGTTTCCTCAGCTTCGATTGCTTCGATAAGTTCATACACATAAGTTTCTGCCCCTTGCGAAATATTGCCGCCCTTGCCGTCCGCTGCTATGCGGTTTATTTGGCTTGCTGTGATCAAACCCTTTCGAAAGTCTTTCCACGTTTCGCGAGTATCTAATACGAATCTTTTAATGTCCTTCATTGTTTTTTAGTTTATCAGCGTTGGACCTTAAAAAAAGTTGCTCATCAGGTGTAAAAGGAAGTACATCTTTGCGGTTTAAATCCGCCCCGAAAATCTTACCCAATCCGTCCGCTGCATCTTTGATAGCTAAAGTCTTTGCAAGTGGATACGCCATTGATAAAGCACCGTTATTTATGTTTTGAAGATCAGCAGGTGAAGTGCCTTGTTTTGTTTGTAATTGTACCGCTCCGATTCCGTCCATTTCCATAAGTTCGCCATTAGTAGGATTGGTAACAGATAGTCGAATTGTCACCCAAACTCCATTAAACGAACTGCCTTGACCTGTTATCTGTACTTTGTAAGTTTTAAAGATACGTCTTAAAAGATATTCGACTTTATCAATTGGAAGGTAATTATGACCTTTGATGTAAGGGTGTTGTTTAACCCATTGTTTTGGTGGTTCTTGGTTAAGTAATAGATTGAATTGGTCATTCTTGTAAGCAAGTTCAATATCTTGCGTGAGGTCGGCCAAAGTTGGCAAAGTTTGTTTTGTCATATCGTTTTTGTTTGGTGTTTCAATAATAGTTTTTCACAATGGATAAAAAAAATAAATCTTCAATTATCTTTGTTGCTCAATTGTTTGTCATAGGAAATAATTGTTTGGTCAAAGTAGCCACCTTATGGGTGGCTATTTTGTTTTTAATGAGCGAATGGATTAAAAGTATCAATCTTAATATCGTGCTTTGCGTTCAGTTCCATTTTACCAGCATTTTTAGCAAGTTCGAAAAGGTTTATTAATATCGGTTCAATTTCTTGAGCATTCAAATTTCTTAGGTAGATTTCCCAAGATAAGTCTTTTATGTGTTTTGTGTAGTCCATTTTAGTTAAGTGAAAAGTGACTTAATGAATTGATTTTATTTGTCAGTACCCTGATTAATCTTTCGGCCTGATATTTTTTGGCAAAATTCCTATCTTCAATTGCCATGTTTCGCAGTCTTAGAATACGGTCTAATCGTTTGGTCAAGTTGTTCATTGGTTTTGGTTTTAGTGGTTTGAGAATGTTTTAATAAAATTAAAATGAGGGTGCAAATTGTCTTGAATTTCTCTTTGCTCTTCCTTTTCCTCTTTCAATTGCTGTCTGAATTCGTCTGCTAAGTCTTGCATTCCGATTTCTTCAGCTAATCCGATAAGTTTAATCGGGTCTGCACCCATTCCCCAATGTTCTCTAAGTGTGTTTTCGCAATAGTCTATCATGTTAGAGTACTGCTTAATTGTTTGGCTTTTCATGTTATTTGGTTTTAATGGGGGATTGCTCCCCCGATTTGATTAGTTTATTGCTCTGAAAATTGGTGACATTGAGTATTTATCAGGTTGTAGGTATTCATTACCCTCTCTATCTGAATAAACTTTAGTTCTTTTTGTTTCGTTCATGTATTTGATAGTAGCAAAAGTTCCTTTTCTGCTAATAACTTCTAAACTAAAAATACAATTGTAATCACCTATTGAACGTGAAGTTAATGTAGTGTTTGATTTGATTGTGTTTGTCATTTCTTTGCTGTTTGGTAGAACAAAGATAATAACGATTTCCACATTATTGCTATTCGTTTCGTTTATTTTATTTGAATAGTTGTAAAGTGCTGAAAATTAGCAGAATAAAATTAATATAAAAGTAAAATTGTAGTAATTGAGCCGAGCAAAAACGCTGTAATTGTGAAAAGTTTTGCCCTATTGTTGGCGTTTTGCAGGTCAGTTTCTGCTTTAATTAGTTTCGAATTGCAATCCTCTACTTGTTTTGTCCTAAGGTCAACCTGCCAATTAAGTAATTCAATGCGGCTTTTCTTAGTCCATATCAAAGAATCTTGTTGCCTATTGATCTCAATCATCTTATCGAGTTCGTTAAATGCTAAGTTACTAATCTTGAGTTGCTGAATCGTTACTGAGCAGGAAAGAGTATCTTTCACAATTTGACTTGAACAAATCGAACTGAAAAGAATCGGGAATATTATTAATAGAATCTTTGCGACTTTCATAGATTACTTTAGTTTGATTAATTGTTTTGTAGTAGCTGTTTTCAATCCTAATTATAGAGTCTATCTTAGGCTGTATTGTATCGTGAATTATAGTAGGCTTATAATTGCGAAAAGTGCCAACCGATATCATACCAATTAGCACTCCTGCAATAACTCCACCAATGAAGTATTTAATCATTTCTTTTTAATTGATTTGTTTGGTCTTAATTCTTTCCACTTATACCGGTACTCCAATTCTAATTCTTTGCAAAATAGTTTTCTCTTTGCCTCGTGGTCTTGATGAGATTTAATTCTTTCAGGCGTTGGCTGATAGTCTTTAATACTCTGCATTGTACTTCCAGTATTCTACATTAAGAATAACATAAGCTAATAATATAATAGCGGCTATCATTCGATTGTAATATTAATCTTTTCAACTCTTTCAATTCTCTTAATCACGTTCATAAGCTTCTCAAATGTGACTCTTGAATTTCCTATGAACTCAGTCCCTTTAGTTGCACCTACTAAAATACAACCCTCTGAGTGGTCGGCTGTATTCCCTGCATGAATTCTAATGCCTGCAAATTGTGGCACATTAACCAATTCAGGCATGTACTTTTTAAACCGATTTGAAAAAGATAAAACAACTTTATACTTACCTCTCGGTATTGCTGTCTTAGCGTACTCTTTAATCCCGCCCGATTCTAATTTGCGGTCTTTATCTTCTAATGTGTAGCAGAAGAAAATGCCATTAACATACAGACTCCCGATTGTTGACTTCTCTGTGAAAGTTTCACGAATTAATTTTAATTCCATATTAAATCCAATCTAAAAATAATAATACAACTAAACTCAGCATAAGACTAACTAATAAGAATATCGTAAACCAATCTTCAAAGTTTAGTTTCTTTTGCGTAATTGGCTCGTTTAGTTGGTCCTTAAAATTAAGGCTTTTTTGAGGTTTAAACTCTTGGGTTTTACCCTTAGCAATTAACTTGCCACCCTTAAAAAAATTTACATTATTAGTCATGTTGATGTCCGTTATCAGTTGTTGAATCTGTTACTAATTCAATGGAAGTTTTGCCGCTTTTTGCAGTCGGATTTGTTTCTTCGATTTTAGAACATGACGTCAAAATAATGACTAATAAAATTAAAATTGTTTTCATAATTGTTTGATTTTAAAACACAAATCTACGTTATAAAAATTCACAATTCCAAATTTACTGATTTGCCTTTACGTTGATTGAAGTCATGTAACCGCCTAAAGCAATGATAGCACTAAGCATTAACTTGGAAATATTACCTGAATTAAATTCAAAGTTATCCCAATCAATACTTTGCCATGCGGTTGCAATTGCCACTAATGCACCAAATAAAGTGCTTAGTTCTGACTTGTACTTGTTAATTATATCTTTCATTTTTCAACCTTTTCTAAGTGTCTTAAAATAGCTGTCATTGTTTGGTTTAATTGCCCTTCTACATTCTTTGAACTATGGAAATTGTGAGCTAAAACATTGACCTTTTCAGTTAATGTTTCTATTGATTTCTTTTGCTCATTCATCTGAGCAGATACAATATCAATTTTAGTTCCCTGAATGTCCTCTAATTTTTGAACCTTTGGAATCAAGTTATCATGTAAAGTTTCCTGCTTAACCTCAAGCTTGTTTATCTTCGTTGTTAAGGTGGCGTAAATGATGCCGATAAGGGCGCAAATAACGCCAAATAATACTAAGTTCAATTCCATTTAATTAATTACTTTAGGTTGATAATCTATTAAAGGAAGTTGATGAACCCACTCATAAGGAGGTATTGTGGCTTGTTCCATTTCTTGCATTGATATAACCCAATTATCATTTAAATCTTGAATTGGGTTAAAGTATGAATCAGGTGCAAATTGTTTGCCCTCAATCTCATTCTTTTGTTTTATTGTTAATAGTCCTACTTGCATTATGCTACATTCCTCCCTAAATCTGTTTGAAATTGCTGAATAACTTGATACATTAATAAAGCGTTTGCATCATTTATTGCCATATTATTTATCTGCATAAATCTAAAATCATTCCTTACATAACCACTTACATAAGGACTGCCAGACAAATTTAAAGTACCTATGTATATTTCGATATTTGGCAATGAACCTCCGCCAACTCCAGTATTTAATGCAACTCCATTTTGATATAATTTAGATTCACTTGATGATGTTTTTACAGATTGATTGAAACCTCGCATAATAACATTAGCTATTGTGTTAAGTGTAGAGTTTAATCTTGAATTTAAAAAGCTATTTGGTTTAGTTAACGTAACCGCTTGTGTAGTGCTATTAAATGCCCCTAAGTTAATCGGGTCGGCACTTAATTCGCTTAAATTAGTACCTGAATAATAAGATACAGAATGATTATTTACATTTAGACTTGTACTCGGAACTAAAAAGGTTTGTGCATAGGCATTAGTTCCGTTTGGTTTCGCTCCATTTGAATCATGTGTCCAACCCCCTGAAAATGCTAATCTAAATGCAGCGTCTAAATCTCTTGGGTCTTTCAGATTAAACTTATGAGTAGTTACTGTACCTC